GGCTGCGATTCTGGATGACCGGGAGAGTGTGTTCTGCCGTCGCTCATTTGACCGTGATGTAGGGTTCAACGGCGGGCAGCGGGACGGGGTATTCAAGCAATACCACGGTATTCCTTTGGGCACGTTGTATCCCTACTTGGGTTGCGCGACGGTGACGAAGAACTATCACGCATGGAAGGGGCTTGCGATTCTGATGGGCTTTATGAACGCCAACTTTAAGCAATGGTATGGCGATCAAGAGGCGCTCAAGGTGTACTCACACATGCTTTATCCCGAACTGGTGGGTGAGATGCACGAAGCAGATTACGCCTGCCTGCCCGACCGGATGACTGAGGGTCAAGTGCCGTACATCCTGCACTACAAAGGCCCTGCTCGTAAGGAGGCGTTCTTAAATGCTTAAAGTGTTTGTGGGGTGGGACAGCCGCGAGGACGTTGCCTATCAGATATGCGCTCACTCGCTCAAGCTGCACTCATCTATCCCGTTAGAGATTGTCCCGATAAAGCAAAGCGAGCTGCGCGAACAGGGCATCTATTGGCGTCCGGTCGATACGCTCGCGTCTACGGAGTTCAGCCTCACGCGGTTTCTGACTCCATATCTCGCGGGGTATTCCGGCTGGGCCTTGTTTTGCGACTGCGATTTTCTTTTCCGGGGGGACATCGCGACTTTGTTTGACTACGCCGACGGGGCAAAAGCGTGCTTCGTGGTACCGCACGACTACCGGCCTACCGAATCGGTCAAAATGAATAACCAACCGCAGCACGTTTACCCTCGCAAGAACTGGTCAAGTTTCATGTTCATCAACTGTGAGCATGAACAAGTTAAGCGACTCACGCCAGAGATTGTGAATACGGTGACACCCGCGTATCTTCACAGGTTTGAGTGGCTGACAGACGATGTGATCGGGCATCTCCCGATTGCGTACAACTATCTTGAGGGGTGGTATACCAAGAGCGACTGCCCGAATCCCATTGCTGTGCACATGACCCGTGGTGGTCCTTGGTTCAAGGACTGGGTGGATGTGGAGTATGGCCGCGAGTGGATGGCCGTGGTATCAACGATATGAAACTCACCAAAAAAGACATCATCGCCAATGTTGAAAATCTATTTAAGGCGAAGAAGTACGAAGACGCGCTTGATTTATGTAACTACGGAATTGCCAAGCATCCGTCAAGCGGGATTCTGTGCCGTGCGAAAGCCAAACTCTTGCAAACTATGGGTCGGTTTCGTGAGGCGACGAAGGCATACAGTTTGCTGATTGACACGGGCGAGGCGCTGGCGGAGGACTACTACAACCGAGGCATGTGTTACTCGGAGCTTCAGCAGTACGAGAAAGCCATCGCGGATCAGGACAGTGCGCTCAAGGTAGATGCGAACTTTTACATGTCGTACATGCAGAAGGGGGCATCGCAATGGGAGTTGCGGCGGTGGGATGACGCGCTGGAATCGTTCAGGAAAGCGAACGAGATCAACAACACCGACCCCAACTGCCAGTGGATTCTGGGTCTGCTCTCGTTGCAGATGAATGATTTCAAGACCGGCTGGCCCTTGTATGAGACGCGGTGGAAGAGCGAGCGGTTTAAATCGCCGCGATTGAATACCGACAAGCCGCAGTGGACGAAGGAAAGCGGTGCCAAATCGGTGCTGGTGTGGGGCGAGCAAGGCATCGGAGATCAGATCATCTACGGTACGTTGCTGCCGACTGTACGTACATTGTCCGGACAGATGACCGCGATGGTGGAGCCGCGACTGATTCCGCTGTTCTCAAGGTCAATGCCGGACATTGAATTCATTGCCAACACCTCGCAGGTTCCGGCGGACAAGCATGAGACGCAGATCCCGTTTGCGTCTCTCGGGGCATCGTTGATTGAAACCAAAGAAGACATCACCCGCTACGCCAAGCGCGATTATCTGAAGGCGGACGAAGCCAAAGCGAAAGCGATCTGCGAGGAGCTTGGGATTACGGACGATGACTTCGTGGTGGGCGTGTCGTGGATCAGTTCCGCGATGAAGATTGGCCCACACAAGAGCATGAGTCTTGCGGAGATGATGCCGATCTTTTCGATTCCGGGCGTGAAGTTTGTCAATTTGCAATACGGCCACGTCAAGCAGGACTTAGCGGATTTTGAGGCCAAGCACGGCGTGAAGATCTTGCAGTCCTCGGTGGATTGCTGGAAGGACTTGGACGGACTCGCGGCGTTGTGCCAAGTGTGCGATGTGATTGCTTCGATCAGTAGTTCAACGGTTCACATGGCCGGTGCTTTGGGTATTCCGGTGATGCTGATGGATGCGAACAAGCTCTGGTATTGGGGCAACAAAGAAGGCGACCGTAGCCTGTGGTACCCATCGGTGCGCATCTTCCCGAGAGACTACGTGACCGCCTCTTGGAAGCCGCAGATTGAAGCCGTGGCCTATGCGATTCACGAGATGAAGAACGCATGAGTTGGTTCCCGACTGTGGCGTTGGTTGCGTTATGCGTGGCAGCGTCGTGGTTGCTGGGTGGTGAATTGATTGATGCAGTGTTGTTGTATTTGCTTTTGATCTTGGTGGACAAAAACTAATCTCTAACACAAGAGGGTTGTTTTATGTATGATAACGAGTCCCCGCCGGGTTCATGGAAGAAGGAACTTTCGGCTGCACCGTGGGGCTACGGACAGAACCAAAATCAGAAAATTAGGGACGCCTTAGCGGCGATCAGACAGCGTGGCATGTGGACCGAGGCATCGGTTCTTGAAACAGAGATTACGACGCTCAAGGCAGAAATTGGGCATTTGATGGAGAGACTAGATGAAATTAAAAGAGACAAGTAAAACGACTGGGGCGATTAGGGAATACCTTGCCGAGATCGGGCGCAAAGGCGGCTCTGCGGCGACGGGTGATAAGAAACGTCGTAGCCCAGCGCATTACAAGAAGATGGTCGCAGCACGGCGCAAGAAGCGTAAGCAGAAGGCCAAGGATGAGTGATCCGGTCAACCATCCCGAGCACTACCAGCAGGACGGGATTGAAACGATTGACTACATCCGTGCGGTGCTGGGCAGCGAGGGCTTCGTCGCCTATTGCGTGGGTAATGTATTGAAGTACGCCAGCCGCCCGAAGAAGGGCAAATACGCGCAGGACTTACGCAAGGCAGCGTGGTATTGCAACCGCGCAGCGGACGAACTTGAGAGGGCGGAGAAGATCTGATACAGTTTGATTGTGCTATCTCCTGTTATGGAGTTCGCCCCGGATTGAGTGATTACTCTCCGGGGCATTTTTTTACCTGCGTACTTTGTACACCCGCCGTTCACGACCGGGGCCATTGGGCTTGATGATGTCTTCCATGATGTCGCCTGACTCCAAGAGCGTATTGAGATACTCGTTCCGGTCACGGGCTTTCATGCCTTGGCAAGCCTTGGCGAGTTGAGTGCCGCTCATGCCGTCCTTACCGGCGTCACGAATGAGCTTGAGGATCTTCTTGTGCGCGGCTTCGATGTCGTTCTCTGCGACTTCGCGATACATGAGTTCAGCGGTGTAGTTGAATGACCACCTCGCAAGGTCCGCTCCCATCTTCATCACTTCAAAGGTGATGACCGGCGTATGCGGGTTACGTGCGATGGCTTCAATCATGGCGAGCTTCACCGAGATTTCTGCAAAGCGCACCCAGAGGTAGTCCTTCTTGCGGGCACATTGAATCTGCCAGTCCTTGAGTTTGTTGTACTCGTCGAAGGCATCGTCTTCCCACTTAACTTGAATCGGCACCACATCGGAACTGGCGACGTGCTGAATGTTTGAGAGATTACCGATGCCGACAGGGACAACCGATGCCGCTTCAATGACATCGCGGATGATGTCCTCCGGTGGATTCTGTCCGCCCTCTGGTACTTGGCTGTCGGGGTATTCCTCAAACGAGGGCATCAACAAGATGCGGCTCATGGTGCCGTTGTCCAGCATCTCAAACGTGAGCGCCTTGGTCAGCGAAGAGGGCGTCGTGGTGCCGAAGAAGTTGAAGTTCGGCTGCTTGATGTCAAGACGCTTACGGTCTTTGTTGTCGGCGTACTCTTGACCGTGATAGGTGCCACCGCTGCTGGAGTAAATCTCAAGCAGGGTCTTGATGATGTCCTTCTGGTGTGACGCTGCCGTCTTAGCAGTTAGCGATTGCAAGTAGAGGCCCATCTCGTCGAGGTGTGAGATACGCGAGGGGAAGTCGTGCAGGGTACGCAGAATGGCAACGCCCGACGAGAAGCGGTCGCCTGAGATGTAGTTACTCAGATTAGCATCTTCCAGAATCTTCTTGACCTTTTGGCGTGAGTGGTCCTTACCGGCACCGGGTGTGGCGACGGCAATGGAGAAGATGTTGCAACGGGTACCAAACGAACTCATCGCGTACCGTCGCCCGAAGATTGCGCCAAACATGCAGATCGTATTCATCAACGCAAAGGTCGGCTGTGGCTGCTGGGCGCACGACAAGATCCAGCGTGTGACGCGACCCACAAGCGAGGGACTTTCAAACCATTCGTTCGGGAAGTTGGACTTGTTGCTCTTGGTAAACTTCTTGGATTCGGTGAGACCCGTCAGGTCCACCCGAATCTCTTTCGTCGGGTTCAGATTTAAATGCGGCGCAGGTACCCAGCCGTTTTGCTGGGCGTAGTAGTAGA